CTTGTTCGCACCTTCCCTAGGCGAATATGTAATGCTTTAGAGATAATTTGGTAGTGCAATGATTTAAAGCTTATTTTCGTGGTAATGATTAAGGTGAGGTGGAATTATATGAAAGACTATACTATCGGATTAGCCCCATCTCCTATCTCATCGCTATTTAGCAGTACAATTACCGCCCACTTTAATCCGCAACAATAACATTCATAATGAGAAGGGAAATTAAATGGGAACTTCGATAGAGCTACGCCTTGGAAACGTCTCCCTATCATATTCTAAAAATAGCATGGGGAAAGATTATGGATTTTTATTTCAGAATGGTGATCTAAGACGTGATAAATCAGAAGTAATAAACTACGGAGATGATGAAGAGCATCCAGAAGAAGAACCGGACCTTGGTGAAGCAGAGGAGATTTTTGCTAGAAAATTGTCTCGCGTTATACCTAGACTTAATTTACTAGGTTATACGCTTGAGAATGCACGCACTGAATATCAATCAGTAGTCTCATATGCAGAAGAAATATCAGATATTTGTGATGCGGCAAATTCTGTTAAAAAACATCTCACTTTTGAAGAATTCTGCAACTTGGCATGTCGTTATCCGCTAGCCGAGTTAAATGATGATTATGTCAATCACAATATGCCATCCCGAGACATAATCTCTCAGGGGCGTTTTGCCGATGACATCGACTTGTTTGATCGCATTCCTTGGAATGAGAACTCAAATCTTTATTGGTCTGAAGCCAGTTACCTTTCTGCGAATGTTTGCATTCTCAGCGCGGAATCTATGCTGCAGATCTTTGCCCTAAATGAAGCGAATACAGACGTTGAGGTTAGATGGGCTTTTGGTCATATTGTCTACGCGGGCTGGGTCGAACGCGAAGCATTCCGAGCTGGAGCGATACAAAAGCAAAAGGTTCTGATCGCTACTGAAGGTTCATCAGACGCGCGCATTATTCGACGAGTACTTGATGTCCTACGCCCTGACGTAGCTGATTTTTTCAATTTCATAGATGTCGATGAGAGCCATCCCTTCTGGGGAACTGGTAACCTTGTGAAATTCGCAGAGGGACTTTTACGAATAGAAGTTCTTAATCAGGTGTTATTTGTTTTCGATAACGATGCAGAGGGTGTTGATGCTTTTCGTAAGCTTGAGAGGTTGAACCTTCCATCCAACATGAGAGCAATGCTACTGCCTGACCTTGAGGAATTAAGAGATTTTAAAACTCTCGGGCCTGAAGGTATTAACACCTCTGATATCAATGGGCGGGCAGCAGCAATTGAGTGCTATCTTGACCTTCATTTAGATCAATACCCCCCAGCTCAAATTACATGGAGTAACTTCAAAAAAGATATCGAAGCATGGCATGGTGTATTGGATTTCAAAGAGTCCTACTCAAAGCATTTCTACGATCAGTCCGAGGATATGCTGAGAAATGGTAGTTATGACACATCTAAATTATTAAAATTAATAGATGCGTTAATCCGAGAGTCAGGGTTGGTAATTCCTGTTATTTAAGCTTTCCCCTTTGCTCTTCATATCTGCGTATAGTAGTTCGTAGATTCGATTAGCGAAGCGTAATCTGACGTCCAAGGAAAAGCAAAGCGGCGGCCCCCCCGCCGCTGCTTATTCCCCAACCCTTACGCCGTCTCCGGCCGATCCACATAGAAAGGCGCATCTTCGCCGTCCAGGGCCAGCAGCTCCCCCTCCAGTTCGATCTCGATGGGCTTGTCGCTCAGGAAGTCCACCGCCTTCTTGGGGGCCAGACTGGCGCGGGGCACTGTCAGGATAATGGACTCCCCACCGATCACACTGCGCCCATCCAGGGTGAGCTTCGCCTTCACCTCCGGCTGCACGTTGCCGGCAATGCGGGTGCCGGTGACGGCGTTATAGCTGGCGCTGACGGTCACGGGCCCACCGTCTGCCACCGCGCCTGTCTTGGTGGCCCGCAGCAGCCCCAGGGCATAGTTGATCTCGAAGTCGGTACCGAGCACCAGCGGCGTGGCCCCTTCCGTCACCACCAGGCCGGTGGCCGAGAGGTTGGTTTTGCCCAGGCTCACCCACTTGGGGTGCGCCAGCAGGGTCACCGGCACCTCGGTCAGCGTCCCCGCCCCCTGGTTGATGGGGCTCTCCAGCCCCATAAAGGCGGCGGCCAGCAGCACCGGCGGGATCTCGCTGGTCTTGATGTTGACCGTGGCAGGCTTGGGCACGAAGTAGCTTTCCCGGGCCTGACCCAGCTTGTGCTTGCGCTTGCTCGGGATACTGATCTTCTCGCTGTCCGGTTTGACTTCCAGGCTGTTGACGTCCACCGGGCCAATCACCCCGTTCGAGACGTTGTTGGTGAAGGTCTCGATATAGAGATCCCCTTCCAGGTGCAGTGTTTCGCTCATGACCGTTCTCCCTTGAATTTCACTGTCGTCTTGAAGGCGAGGGGCAGATAGACCACCCCACCCTTGTAGCTCGGCTTGACCGGTGCGCTTTCACGCCGAAAGGTACTGTCACCGCAGGCCCGACCGGCCACGGCCTGCAACATGCGCCCCAGCCACACCCCGGCGCTGGCCTCCTTGGGGGTGGCCCTATGCACCAACACCAGCAGCCAAACCTGGTCAAACGCGCTTTGCCGCCCGCTTTGGCTGCTCTCGTTCTCTCGCTCTCCCTGGTAAATTACATGAATGGCCGGGGTGTGCTGCCCCAGGTTGGCCACCGCCTCCAGGTCGGTGGCCACAAACACCTCCTTGAGCCCTTGCCCTTTCAAGGGCAGCAGCAGCTCGCGCAGCCGCTCCCCCGCCGCCAGGTAGTCGAGTTCAGGCGTGGGGGCACTCATAGGAAGCCCCCAGTTCCCCGGCCAAAGATCCGGCCATCGGACTGCAGCTGGGCCAGGTTCTGGCTCTCCACCTGCTCGCCGTCTGCCGCGAGGCCCAGCGCCAGCTCTCCCTTGCCCACCGATTTGAGGAAGGCCAGGGCCGCCTCATAGCGCTTGGCGATCTGCTCCGGCGCCTGCTCGCCATAGAGGCGGTGGCGGGCGATATCGGCGCAGATGGGCACCAGGGCGCTCGGCACATGGGCCAGCGGCAGCGGGTAGCGTCCCGCCAGGTAGCCATCGATCAGGGCGCTGGCGTCCTGCAGGGCGACGGTGATCGCCGCGTCATCCAGCTCGCCGGCCGGGGTCATAGCGAGGCGCAACAGCTCCGCCTCGCCAAAGCGGGTCACCATATCGCTGACGCTGGCGTAGCTCATTTGCCTTTGCTCTTGCTGCTGGCGGGTGCGGCCGCAGGCTCTGCCGCATCAGGGGCCGGGCTCAGGCCGCCCACTGCTGCGTCCAGATCCCCGTTCGTCTGCGGTGCATCAGCCGACGCGAGGGCGACGTCTTCACCCAGGCGGGTGACCACCAGGCGCGGATCGGCCTCCAGGGTCTCGCACTGCACAGGCGACACAGCCAGCTCAGACTTACCAGGTGCAATCGCCAGGGCCGCGCGATAATAGACCTGACGAACCGTCGATGTGATGCCAACTCGAATAGCCTGTTCCATCTCGTGTTCCATCTCATGTTTCCCTCTGTCTCGTTCAATCCAGGATCCGGTTTAAACGGGGGTTAAACGCCCACACTCGCTCGTTTAACCCTGCCGTTAAACAGCGCTTACAGGTAGTCCGCCACCACCAGTTCCAGCTTGCCCTTGAGCTCGTTGCTGGAGCTGCTTTCCAGCTCGCGCTCCAGCATCTTGGTCGCCAACTTCTCCAGGGCGGGCGGCACCACCAGCAGGGTCGGCTTGATACCAAGCTTGCGGCCGCCGTCCGCCTGGAACTCCCGCATCCGGCTGTAGGCATCCCACAGGTTGTCGGGGGTCAGCGCCCGCTTGTTGGCGAACGCCAGCTGCCAGAAGCCAAAGCCGGCGGCGTCGCGGCAGTCCACCCCGTAGCGGAACTCCTTGCGGGTGAACACCGCCTCGTCGTCGATCTTGGTCATGGCGATGAGCTCGGGGGACTTGCGATCCTGGAAGATGATCGGCTTGAGGGCGCGGCTGGTATCGAGCAGGAACCAGGGCTCGCCGGTATAGGCGCCATCCACCACCAGGTTGGCCACCAGCGCCGGGGTGCCGGTGCCATCGACCTTGGGATAGACCGGGTGATCGGTATCGAAGAAATACTGGGCGTCGTAGCAGGGTGTGGTGAAACCGGCTCCCAGCAAACCGAAACAGAGCTCGTCGGGATGTACCCCGGCCGAGCGCCCCATCTCGGCGAACAGCGGGGCATAGATGCCCAGCTCGTCGTCCGCGATATCGTTGCGATCGACGGCCACGGTGGCTTCGAAGTCCTCGTTGACGATCTGGTAACCGTGGGTCTTCATCGACTCGATCACCCGATCCCCGACCCACTTGCGCAAGCTCGGGAACTTGCCGAGCCAGCCATAGGTGTTGGACTTGGTGGTCGATTTGATCACGGTGGCGATCTTGGTGTACTGGGTCGGCGCCTCGCTCTTGGCGTCCTCAAAGTTCTTCTTGAAGCCGGTGAAGAGGGACTGCAGCAGCGCGGGTGTAATCATGGCCATGGTCTATTCCTTCTCTGGTTAAACGGAACTGCCTTCGCGTGAAACGGGGCTTGCTCAGGCCTTGGCCTTGGCAAAGTCCTCGTGGCTGATGCCGAGCTGGTCGGCGGCGTACTTGTCCTCGGCCGAGAGCACGGCCTCCCCCTTCTTCTCCGGCAGGGTGACGGCAGCGGTCTGGCTCGCCGTGAGCGCGGCGATGGCCGGGCGCGGCTCCAGCAGGGCCTTGAGGGCGGCCACCCCCTTCTGGGCGGCATAGGCGGTCAGGTACTCCTCTTCGGCCGCCACCACCTTGCCTGCGGTGCGGGCCTCCTTGATGAGGGTCGCGGCATCGGTGGTGTCCACCTGGGCGGTCAGGGCCGCCACCTGGGTGACCAGGGCGTTATAGGTCGCCACCGGCACGTATTGCGCCAGGTCAACCTGGGCTCCTTGTTGTACTGAGGTCGTCTGCGCCTTGAGCGCGGCCAGAGCGGTCTTCTCGGCCGAGAGCGCGGCCTCCAGCTCCGGCGCCTTCTTGGCGCTGGCCTGCAGGCTGTCGAGCTCGGTAAGCGCCTTCTGCAGTTGCTCGTCGGTCGGGTCACCGGTCAGCTCGATGCCGAGCTTGGCCAGCAGCTTTTTCAGCAGTTCATTCATGGAGTTCTCCTTGGTGAGGGTGGCCGGCTGGCCGGGTTGGATCGGTTGAGCACTCAAGGCCGCCAGCGCCTGCATACCCACCACCCCGGGATCGTTGGTGATGGCGGTCATGCGCAGCTCCAGGGGGCGGCCCTGGGCGTCATAGGGGAATACGGCAGAGAGGAAGCGATACTCTTTGGCAGCGACCAGGGCGGCGGCCCGCTCGGTCCAGCGGGGTTTGATAAAGAGTCCCTCCCCCTCGCGCCACTCGATTTCGTCGCCGTTGTACCACCCGGCCGCCGGAGCGGGCTGGCCGTTCTGATCCACCTTGAGGGTTTGGTGGTCGTAGTCGATGAGGATGTCTTGACCGAGCGCCTTGGCCCGGTTGATCAGGGTAGTGGCGATGGTCTTGTCGAGCTGCCAGTGGCCACCAGGCACATCGAAGGGGCGGCCATCCCTGGCCTTGAACGGGCCCACCGGCAGTAACTGGTGCCAACCGTCGTCGCTCGGGCCAAGCACCGCATCGAGCACGGCCAGCCCCAGGGTAGTGGGTCTGGCATTCAAGATGGCCACGGCAATCGCAGATGGGGGCATCACTCTTACTCCGGCTGGACATAGCAAAAATCACTGGTGCCAGTGTCAGGGAGGAGAGAGAGGGGTGGGGTTTATGGTGGGTTACTGCAACAGCAGGGGGTGCCGGTACTGTTTAAGGGTGTTTAAACACCGTTTTGCTGGGCCAAGAGCGGACGGGCCATGCCATCGCACCGGCCCTGCCCCCGTAAACGCACTCAGAGGCTTAGGGCGCGTCCGCCGTCAGATAGCCTTCCAGCGTCTCCAGTACGCTCTGCTGGTCTGTTTCCGACAGCCCCAGATAGGGGCGCTCAGGCAGGTTGATCTCGGGGCGGCCGAACTGGTGAGCGGCGCCGTATTCCAGCGGGGTGCCGAAGTAGAGGGCCTGGGGATCGGCCTGATAGTTGAGGGTGTCGCGCAGATCGTCGTTCAGGCGCAGCACCTCGTCGGCATGGCGCGGCTTGCGGGCGCGGTACTTGTCCGAGAGCGGGGCCCAGGGATCTCCTTCCGGGGTCTCCTGCGCATCCCAGCGATCTCGGTGCGACAGCAGCAGTCCCTCGCCGATATCCGCCAGGGGCTCGCTCAAGTCGCCGGTGCGCTGATAGAGCCTGGCCAGCAGCTCATGGGCATCGGCCACCCCGTGGTGGCTGATGGCGATAAAGCTGCCCGCCATCAGGCGTCATCCTCGAAGGTGGTCATAAAGTGCATGGCCTCTTCATCAGCCGCAGCCATGGCGGCGGCCCAGAGATCCCCCAACAGTTCTGCCTCTTCACCTTCGGCTTGTTCGCACAAGGCATCCAGCGCCTTGGCCTGTGCCAGGGTAAAGGGGCCATCTTCTGCCAGCAGGGCGCTGGCTTGTTCCAACAGGGTCATCCTTTCTCTCCTTTGCGGCTGGCGGTCGTGGCCTGGGCCAGCATGGCCTCCACTCGTTTGGCCAGTTCGGGGAAATGCGTCACCATGGCATCCCTCGCCAAGACCCAGGCGGCAAATGCCTCGGCGGCGGCTTCCATCCTGGTCTTGCCGGCATACTCCGTCAGCAGTCCCACCCCCGTCAGGTCAGGCTCCCCGGCCCAGAAGTGAACCTGGTGACCGAGTTCGTGCAACCAGGTTGAGAGCCGCTGGGCTGATTCCCCCTGCTTGCCGCCGACGTTGGCGGAGATGCTCCAGTGACGGCGCAAGGTCTCGCCACTGGTCCCCCTTGGCAACCAGTGACGGGGCCCGGTGTTGGCATGGGCATCGGTGACCACCTCGGCCGCCGCCGCTTGCACCGCCTGCATGTCCACTGCTTTGAGTGTATCACCCGCCTTCACTTTGATAACCAGATGGCCCCAGCTTTTGGCCGTAAAGCCGTTGGTCGCGCTGGCCCGGCGCGTGTAATAGAGGGAGCGAACCAGGTAAGGGTCTGTGCCCAGGTACTCGGCGATGGCCGGCGCAACCTTGAGCCCTGCCGCCCCCTTGCCCATCTCGGTCTGCTTGATAAACAGGGTCTTGACCGGGTGCGCCTTGAGGAAGGCCGCCAAGGGCTCACGCTGGGGTGCGGGTAGCTGGGCCAGCAGATCGCTGACCCCCTGCGCCGTCACCCCCTTGGCGGTCGAAAAGGCGCTCTCCACCAACCGCTCCGGCAAACGCTCGGCCAGCGCGGGTTTCGCCGCCTCCCGCTTGGCCACGGCCTCGGTCAGGGCGGCGGGCGTCTTTGGCCGGTAA